CTTGTTCATAAGTTCGGTAGCTTCATCGTTCTTGCCTTCGGCGATAAGTGCCTCGGCGTCCTGATGGAGCCCGGTCGCGTATGCGACCTTTTCGGTGCTATTCATTTATCAAATCCTTTTCTATTTCATAGCGTTGCTGTTGCAATCGGAACCCAAGCAAGCGCGATCGAAATTCGACGGCGGCGGCTACCTCTGCCCGTTGCTGATCCGTGACCGGCGTCCAAGCATCAGAGATGATCGGTTGTTCGTCAGTGGCGGCGGCGCTAGGCTGCTCCGTTACTTCTGTTATTGGTTCGGCCTTAGCCGAGATCGTGGCGGTCTCTGGTGACGCGCCCCGGATAACTGAGGACACCTCGACCCAGTCGAGATCTTTGATCACCCGGTAGGTGTTGCCCTCTTGTTCTTCATACTCAACCCCGCCCGCCGGGATGTTGAACCCGACCGACCACTCTTTAATAAATCCCCCGGCGACGTTGCTAAACGTCTCGCGCCCGAGTTGGGTGTCTAGATTAAATTGGATCTTGGTGTAGAGTTTCGCCTCGTCCCCAAAGTTGATCGCGTTAGCGTCGATCACTTTCCCGACTACTTTCGCCGGGTCGTGACCAAGTAGGACGGTCGGCATATCTGCGGCGATCGATGAATCGAACGCACTCGGCAGGATGATATCGCCGTCAGCGTCGGGGCGGCCCATTGTATTAGTAAAGGCCTCCACAACTCCCGCCGACTCGTCGACTACCTTCAGATTTTGGATCTCGCTTGTTTTATATTCGGGCATGAGCCGGCTCCTTCACTTCTTGGATTGGTTGACCGAGCGACTGCTCGGGTTGATATGTTGATGGGAGCGGAGTCCAGCACAGTGTCCCGTTAGGATGGTCGACAATGTCGAGCGCGTCCTCTGCTCGGTACACTTGGAGATGACGCTCGGCGCACGTCCGACCATAGGGATCATTGTTGTCGGTAAATGTGTCGTTAGCGTCACCGTCCGGGTCGAAAGCTTCCATATAATTCGATCCCTGTTCAGTCGCCCACACGACCGAGCTCAAGTTCTGAGCGCGTGCGGTTTCAGTTCGGGCAATCGTGAGGGCTCGGTTTTTGTAGGTCTCCATTACGACATTGCGGATCCCGGCCATTTCCCCGGGTACACCGTCGGCCACTTGGGCCACTGAGTACCCGTTAGCTAATCCATGCTCGACGACTTTATTGATCGCCTTTTGCGTGGTGTTGTGGATCTCTATCGCCGAGACTTGCGCCCGGCCTAGTATGTTCTGGATATATGTCTGTTTTTCATCGAAGCCCAAGATCCCAAGACCGGCCCCGTCGTCCATAATGTCGAACGTCTCCCGGGCGATCTTCGCGTAGGCGGCGCGAAGTATCCCGGCCAAGTCGTCCCGGGCTTCCGGTGGGAGTAAGTTCGCCGCATTGAACGGGTAATTTTTAGCCTCGTCGATCCCGCTTTGCATATATCGACCGAGTACACCATCAACCCGGTTTTTCAGACTTCTATAATATTTCTCAAGTCTTGGGGTGAGGTCGTCAACTTGCGAAATACGCGCCGCGATCAGATCTTGATTTAGTTTTCTCTTGGATGGTTGCCCCGGGAGTGGGTCATATACCGAATCCGGATCGAGTTGCGATTCGAGTTTTTTAGTTTCTCCGGGTGCGAGGGCTAGCGTGGGACTATCTGCGGGGGGGCTCAAGAACGTCGGGACGACTAAATCAGTCGGTAACTCCGACACGCTCATCGGTAGGCGCCGGAGATCGCCGCCCGCCAAGCTGTCCAGAGACAGCCCGGCTCTCGCTTCATTTAAGGAAATAAGTCCCGCATTCCATTGAGAGATCAGGCGGTCCGATAGTTTGCTCTGATCTTCCATGAGTGCGGCGACCCGGGTAAAGTCTGCGTCCACGTATCCGGCGTTCGGGAATTCATACCCTAGGCACTTATTTAGAAAGCGGACGATCCGCTCGCAGAGTGGGATCATCGTCTCGGTGAAAAAGGATTGTCGGGCCTCGCGATAATTGGAATATGTCGCCCGGTCTAGGCCGACCACTGAACCAATGATGATCGGCGGTACACCGAACGCCATACAGATCCGGGCCTCGGTTGTATCCCGGAGACTTGGAAAGGCGAGCTCCTCCATCGAAGATCCGATCTTCTCGTATGTCGCGTCTGAATCTAGGATCGCGAGCCGGTGCTGATTCGCACCGCCGAAGGTTGAGCGCCATCGGCTGCGGATGAGATTCGCCTGCTCCTCAGTTTGGATCCGGGAGTTGGACAGTTTAAGAATTCCGCCGACGACTCCCGAATTTTGAAAAGCATTTTTTCCGTATTGGATTTGAGCCATGTCGAGATTAATCACCGAGGCGATCGGCTGTAGTGGACTCAGGCCGTACAGGTCCGAGGTGTAATTGCTGAATTTGAGATGAGCCATATCCCGGGGACTGACCTCGTAACGGTCACCGTTGATCTCGTATTGGTAGGCCTCGATCCCATAGGTCGGATCTGATTTGATCGTCATCCGGTCCGGGCGCATGACCCGGAGCTCGACGATCTTCCCCGCACCGTTGCGGACCTTATACAAAAACACGTTACCCGAAATATAGAGATCGGTGATGACGTCCTCTAGTAGTTCATAAAAATCTTGCGACTGGTTCGGATGATCGATCAATGATTGGATAGGATTACCCGGGGGCGCGGCTACCGGTTCGCTACTGGTTGGGACTAATACCCTATAGAACGGCTCTGAGACGGCGACGGAAAGCTCACGAATGCAAGCATAGACGATCGCGTTAGCGTTGTAGCTTTCGGCCGCGAATTGCTCGGAGTCGATATCTTGAGACTGAAAAAAACCAGAGGACACGCCGATCGGAATCGACCCGGCTACTTCGTAGGATTCTTGTTTCACCTGTTCAGAATTGAACGGCCACCAGTTCGGCACTAACTCCCTCGGCTCTATGGCTTAAGCGCACATGCCAAACACAGGCGACGAGCTACAGAAAGTAATTCACACGCTACCACTCCCGGGACGATCCGACAATATCACCGCAAAAACCTATCCAAACTTGCCGGGTTTTGTGATTATTAATTAACGTTAGACGTTAATTTGCTTTACATTCTTACGTTATAGCCCTATAATTAACTTATAAGTAATAAGTTAAAAGAAAGGCTTAACAATGACAAACATAAATAACCCCTACAACGAGGCACAGCAAAAACGCTTAACTGAGCTCTACGAGCTAATCAATTACTACGAGGAGCGAATCGACGACTCTCGCTATAGCTCACTTCGCGACATGAATCGCGACATGGTGACCGTCCTCACCGCAGAGCTCGAACAAATCGAGAGCTCGGTCCCGGAAAGCGCGAAGGATTCCCGGGTATCTAATATCAGAAATCAGATGCTCGCGGAAATCAGTTGGGCTCTCTAGGTTACTAGTGCCACCCGGGGCGGCGAGCTCATCGCCGCTCTTAGTGGCTCCGGCAATCGGAGACCAGAAGGAAGGAAAAGCAATGACAACAGAAGGAGCGAAAATGTTTTTAGTGCCAATGAGAGAGGCGATAGACTCGCCGAGAATAAAAGGATCCGACGGGTTCGCGGCGCATGAGTGGAGAGACATCACACCGATCGAACATGACGATGAGATACACGCCCAGATCAAAGGATGCCAAATAATAGGCGAGGGACAAAACACGGTTCACATAAACGCGAGAATTTCACAGCGCGAGCGGAACGAAAAATTGGGCCTAGTAAGGAGCGAGCGTTTAGAAATACAAGTGAACGTAGACGGGCAAAATATGGGCGTGTTCCAGACCGGATTCAAAGACCGCGACGATTTAGAGGAACGATACATCGAAACGGTAGACGCGGCGAACACTGCGATGGATCTCATACTTAACGCGCCGTCGACGTTGAGGGATCTACTCGGCTCGATACCGGGCAAAAGATAAGGGATCGCCATGCAACAATTAACACCAGAGGACCACGCCCGGCGGCATTACACCGAAGTAATCCGCGGGGCCCTCGGGTCCTATCTCTATTCCATCAAGTCCCGGGATCTAGAGTGCGAAGAAATTCGGGACGCATTTTATAAGCTGACCGGCTACCATGTCGATCCACGAGAGGACTAACACCATGGCGCGAATTACAACACCCCCCACACTAGACGAGACCGGGATAGCTATCATATGCCCGGAGTGCCGGGGCACTGTCACCGTCTATCATCTCGACTGGTCGGCTATCGTCTGCCTCAACTGCAAAGGCGAGATCCCCCGGCGCAGGTGGTCACTCGCCTAAACCCCAACACTAGCCCGGGTAACCCCCGGGCCTTGTTGTGCCCTCACAATTCCACACGACTAATACCATTACTCAACACCAGATCGACGCGCTACGGCCCACACAGAGCCACAACATTTAACCTAATCCCGCCCGAATGTACCTAAGCGCACTTAAACGCCGTAATTTTGGCAAGCCTGTAAATTTTGGGTTGGGGCTTAAGGGGCTGTATCTAGTACTATTATTTTTTTTCGTGATGTTTTTGATCGCGGATTTTCAGATTTACGCGCTTAATTGTTGCACTTTTTGATGCACCTTTTCGATCGCTTCGTTGTATATATGTGAATCAGGCGAACCTGTGGGGGACTGTTAGACAATCACCCGCGCGATATGTTTACACCGGGCGCACTTGATGACAGTCCCGGGGCCGGCTTGCTCGGCCAAAAGCTTGCGACAATTGGCACATCTAAGCTTCTGGACTATCTGCATTGAGTTCACCTCCCAAGTCCACCACGAACGATACAGCGCCGGTTTGGGCTACCTCTGAACGCTCCGGGATGTTCCAGTCTCCGGGATTACGACGTCGGAGCCACTCAAGACCGACCCGCCCGTCCCC